TTAGATGCTTACTTGCTCATACTCAACATCCGAAACTTTCACTTCAAGCTCTAAATTCGTTGTGTAGCCGTTTCCGTTGAGGTTATGCACCACCCGGCTGATTATCCACGCCTGCTCGTCTATAACGCGCTTAAAGCCTTTTACCGCTATTGGCGTTTCAGGAAATAAATCCGCCCGTCCAATTGCCAGCGAAATTGAAAACTCCGCAACGCCGCGCTGCAGCTTGTCCCACTTTGCCTGAGCGGCGCGCATGGCCTGCGCCTTTGTCGCGTAGATGGTCGTGAGCTCCAGCACGTTGTCAGATTCACCGGCCATATACTCACCCTCGCGCGCCTCCTGCTCTTTTTGGGCTTTGACCTTTGTCGGGGCTTTGGTCGCTTTCGGGTGCTGCAGCGCGCGCAGGTGCTGCTCTTTCGGTTTACGCTGGAGCTTTACCTTTTGCTTCTGCGGTTTCGGGTCTTTCGTATGCAACCATTTAGCCGTAACGCCGGTGTAGGCTTCGCGGTCAGCAATGGCAAACTGATGACGGTCTCCGTCGCCACGCTCAAGGGTCATCTGAGGAATGGGCTTCCCGCTGGCCGTCTTACCGCTTCCGGCTTTCAGGAATAACAGTTTCCCCGCTTTTACCGAGACCGCTGCGCCGTTCCGGTCAGCCAGGCGGGACAGAAACACCGCGTCGGACTCCTGCGATTGGTCAATGTGAGGCACGGGGATCGCTTTCAGCGTGTCGACCACACTGGCCGTCAGTTTGTTGCGTGCTGCAATAGTCTCCACGATTTGCCCGATAGTGGTGTTATGCCATGACTGCTCTCGGCGTGAGTTCAGCGTCCCGCGAAAATCGGCGCTACGCCCCCGGATAGTCAGCGTATCAGGTGCGCCCCTGTGCTCGATTTCGTCGACCGTGAACGTGCCTTTATTTAGCAAAGCAGCCCCTTGCCAGCCTAACCACAGCGTGAGCATTGCCCCGCGTGGCGGTAGCTCGACAAGCCCGTCGGTGTCATCCAGTTCGATATCGAGCTGGTCGGCCTCGAATCCGCGATTATCCGTCATGGTCAGACCGATAAGCCGGTCGCTGAAATTCTGCGTGATATCCGCACCATCAAGCGTGAGCATAAACGCCGGGGCTATCTTCGCCCCGGCATGAATATCCATTCCTGTAATCATCCTGCCAGCCCTCCCAGCCAGTTACCGGCAGACGTGACCAGATTGTCGGCCTGCGTCTGCAGGTCGCCATAAATGGCCGCGAGCGATTTATCGACCCGCTTTAGCGAGAGGCTAAACTCGATTTTTCTGGCTGCACCGTCGCTGAAAAGTTCGGTGTGCATGTGCGTCACCTTGTCGATGACGTACATGCCGTGGATCATGCCCGTTCCGTCAATCAATGGCCACGCTCTGCCCTCGTCGGCCATCAGCTCGATGGCGGTCAGCGACAGACGGCCACCGGTGATTTCGGGATAGAGCACGCCCGACAGCGTGCGCGTGGTTTCCCCTTCCCCTAGATATTGATAAGCCGGTGGCTTGCCGATACGGTCGTTTGACACCCAGCGGTAATCCTTCGAGTACTGCATTGACTGATGCGGTATCGTGCGGCGCTCAAACACAAATAAACCTAAAACCATTAACATGCATTTCCCCCTCAGTCATGGCGCATACTTGAGCGCTGGCGCGCACGGTTTTCCCGGTCGAGTTTATCGACAGCCTCGCGGAGTTGGCGGTCAAGGTCGCTGCCCGGCACGATGCCTCCATTCAGGTGAATGTTATATTCCGGCTTGCTCTGGTCGACGTAAGTCTTTCCAGTGGGAGCCGTTACCGGCTGATATGCCTGATAACCGCCATATGTTGAGGTTGCCGGAATATAAGACCCATTTTGCGAGCCGGTAGCAGCATTGGCTTTTGCGGCCTTCTGGTCGAGGTCTGTCGATTCTTTATTGATAACCCCGAGCTTTTCCAGCAGCCAGTTAACGCCGGTACGTAATGTGTTAAAGCTTTTAAGCGGTAACATCAGCGCATCGGCCATCGCCTTACCGAACATCACACCCGCATTTTTGCAGCTGTCGAGCGTCTCCTGCGTCGACTTAACCGGTGCGATCAGGTCTTTAAACCACTGCCAGACTCCACGCAATTTCTCCATAAAAGAATCAAACACCGGCGCGAGCGGTGCGAAAATTTCCGCCACCGGTGCAAAGGCCGCTTTAAGTCCCTCCACCACGCCGGAAAAGAACGCGCTGATTGGCTCCCAGTATTTCCGAATCAGGATCGCACCGGCCACCACTGCACCGACAACCGCCACCACTGGCAGGCTAATTGCCCCGATGGCGGTCACTATCGCGCCGCCGGTCACGGTAAACACCGTTCCCAGCAGGCCAGCAGCGGCAATAATGGCATTGATACCCATCACTACCGGCCATGCAATCAGACCAAGCCCGCCGATGACGCCAATCAGTGCCAGCGCGCCACCGGCAACCACTCCGATAGTGGTCGCGAGCGATTTATTTTGCTTAATCCAGCCATCAAGCTTTAAGACATATTGCGTAGCCGTCTGCGTCAGCTTACGCAGAGAGTCCTGTTGCTGGTCAAACAGGTCAGTACCGACGGCCTCATAGGCTGACTGAAATTCTTTGAAATCGCCCCCGAGGTTGTCCTGCATGATTTTGACCAGCTCTGCGGTTTTCCCGTCCGAGGCTTTAAACGCCGCCGTGAGCTGGTCAAGTTTGCCGCTTGAGGCCGCGGTCATCAGTACCGCCGCCGCCGAGCTAGCTTCCTCACCAAAGATGGTTTTCATGTACTCGCCGCGCTGGCTTGTTCCGAGATTGTTTTTCTCAAAACTGCGCTGCATTTCTTTGAGAATGGCGAATATCGGGCGCGTGTTGCCCTTGCTGTCAGACGTTTTAACGCCGAGCTCTTTGATAGCCTCGTATGCCTTACCGGTCGGAGCCTGCAGGCGACTCAGGACTGCACGGCTGCCCGTCCCCGCCATCGAGCCGGTGATTTTGGCGTCATGGAGCGCGCCGACCATTGCGGCGGTCTGCTCGATACTGACCCCGGCATTTTTTGCCACCGGCGCGGCATACGTCAGCGCATCACTCAGCCCGTCAAAGTCAGCGGCCGTTTTGTTCATCGTCATAGACAGCACGTCGCCGATGTGTGCGATCTGGTCGTTTGACATCTGAAACGCGGATTTCATACCCGTCAGTAGCGCGGCGTTTTCTTCCATCGAGCGCCGGTTAGACAGAGCCATATTCAGCGTGACCGGCGTCGCCGCCTGAATGGCCGCCGCATCCCCGCCGCTTTTTGCGATGATAATCTGCGCGCTGGCCGCATCGTCTGCAGATGCGGCAGTATTGTCCCCGAGCTGGCGCGCCTGTTTACGCAGTGCCTCCATTTCAGGTGATTGTTTATCAACCCCGAGCACGGCCTGCAGCTCTGAGTTTTTCTGTGCAAACGAATAGCCCGGCATCAGCAGTTTTACCCCGGCCATCGTGCCTGCGGTGGCGATACCTGTACCCGCAGCGCCAGCCGCCGCCATGCTTCCGGCCATGCTTTTACCGGCCTGATAACGCTCTTTTACCCGGCTCAGTTTTGCTTGTTGCTGACTAACCCGCGCCAGCGCCTCACGTTGCCGGTTGAGCTGTGCGGTCGTCTCACTGATGCTGGTTTTGAGACGGCGCTCATCCGCCGACAGGGTGCGGGTATTAATCCCTGCCTGTGCGAGTTCGGTGCGCTGACGCTGTACCGACTGCCTGAGGCTGTTGTATTTGAGCTGCAGGTCAGCGGCGGATTTCTTCGCCGCCTCCATCGCACGCGCCTGTGCGGTTGTGGGGTTCTGCGTGTTTTTAAACTGCACGGCCAGCGCAGCGGCTTCCTGTTTCGCCTTGTTAAGCGACTGACCGGTCACGGCAAGCTGTGCGCTCGCTTTCCTGAATCCATCAATTCTGGACGCCTGCGCATTCAGATCGCGCAGGCTGTTTTGAGAAGTGCGGATGTCGCCAGCTAGGGTCTTGCTGGCAGTCTGGATAGCTTTGAGCGGTCGGCTTGCCCGGTCTACTGCGTTCAGCAGTACCTCAAGTCTGACGTTATTGCTCATGTTTGTGTCCGCTTCGCTGCAGCGCCTTATCGCGCCATGTGATGAGCTCGGTCACGCTCAGGGAATTCAGCTCTGATGGCGGCCAGTGAAATATCACCGCGATATCCGCCATCAGGTCATCGACCGACAGGTTGTCGGGAAAATTCAGCGATCCGAAGATGGCGACAAAAAACCGACCACCTTACCGGCGAACAAAATCAGGTCTGATGCTTCCAGACGCATGACCTCGTGCTCGGTCAGCGCCGGGTACGTCATACGCGGCAGCACCTTAATCAGCGCATCGACGTCAGAGTTTGCCAGTGACGCCAGACTCACACCGCGCAGGGTTCCGGCGTTGGGTTTGGTCAGCGTCACCTGTTCGATTTTTTGCTCACCGCGCATGACAGGGTTATCGAGGATCACAATGTTTGAGTTTTCGGTTTCGTTGATGTTTTCCATGATGTTGTTCTCTTTGAATGTGAGTAAGTGACCGGCCAGCCTGGCTGACCGGTAAACGGGTTACAGGCCAATCGCCCGACGGTGCTCAGCGAGACGGTCGACGCCGTCGACTTTCATCACCATGTTGATGACGTCAATTTCGATGACCTCTTTGCCGTCAATCGTGAGCTGGTAGTAAGCGCACTCGGTCGACATCTTGGTCGTTCCGCTTTCACCCTGTTTGTTTTCGCCGCCGTCGTATTCCTTGTGACGGCCACGCATGACCACCTCAACGGCAGAGATTGCGCCGGTGTCATCACGCTGGAATGAGCCGGTGAAACGCAGCGGCACGCTGTCAGCACCCGGTGACGCGTACTGCGCCCACAGCTCAACGTCAGGCAGACCGCCCAGCGTCCACTCAAGCGACAGCGCGTCGTCGTCGAGGCCGAGGTCGATTGACACCGCGCCCGGCATCCCGCCGCCACGGTATTTCTCAAGCTTTCGGGTCAGCTTTGGCAGGGTGACGGATTCAACAACGCCCATGTAGCTGAGACCGTCGTTAAACATGTTCAGATATTTGAGTTTGCGTGGTAACGCCATGCTCTGAGCTCCTTAGCTGTTGACCGAGTCTGACAGGTCTGCCAGATAGGTATCAGTGATGCGCTGGCGCAGGGTCAGGTTTTCCAGCGGCGGGACGGGGGTGTAGTCGTAGTCAATGTACAGTTTCCCGGCTTTCAGGGTTTCCACGCTGTTTGACTCCGGGTCGTACCAGCATGAGCCGTCAACGATATAGCCGTTATTTTTCAGCTCGCGGAATTTGGCATTGATACCGGCGACAATGTCGCGGATGAGCGTTGCAGAAACCGGCTTATCCATCGCCCACGCGTGCGCCTCCGCCATTGTGTCGGCCAGCACCTGCGCCGTGCGGGTGTAGTTTTCAAACACAAATAACGGATCGTCCGAACAGGTTCGGTTTCCCCAAAACTTAAAGCCGTCGTTGCGGATAAGCGTTGTCACACCGGCCTGATTCAGCAGGTTGGCGTCGGTGGCCTGCTCCTGCAAATCCCATGAGACCGAGGCGCTGACGCCGGTAACGCCATTCACGCCGACGTTAGACAGGGTTTTGTGCCAGCCGGTTTCCTGGTCGATTCTGGCACGCAGGCCGAGCGCGCGGGCGGTCGCCCATGCAATATCGGTTTCGTTTGCCGTGGTGTCCCATGCCAGAAAATCAGGGTGAATGACCATCAGCTCGCGCTGGCTGAAGTTCTCACGGTATTTGATGGCGTCGGAAATGGTCTTGCAGCCCCACGCGCTCACATAGCCGAACGCGCGCAAGCTCTGACAGGTTGACGCAAGTGCGGTCGCCACTTCCTGCGTATCCAGCCCCGGCACGCCGAGAATGCGCGGCTTAACGCCGGTGACGGTTTTCGCCGTTAACAGCGCTTTCAGCCCGGTGTATTTGCCGTTCTCATCCGTCGTGCCGATGATGTTGGAAATGGTCTCTTTTTGTGCCGCTTCCGGGTCGTCAGGGTCTTCGATACCTTCGGGAACGCGCACCACCACAATGACAGGTTTGCACTGGTCGGCGATGGCCTGCAGGGATTTTGCCAGCGTGCCTTTTTTACCGGCTTTACCGATAGCCGTTTGCACGCTGGTAATCAGCACTGGCTCATTAAGGGGGAATGTCTTTGCGTCAGCATCGCTGGCCGTGCAGACCATGCCGATGATGGCCGTCGAGACGGTGGAAATGGTGCGCGTGCCATCGTTAATCTCGATGACCTCGACGCCGTGATGATAGTCGCCCATCTGTTTAACTCCGTGGTTAAGGGGTGCGACTATTTTCTGTTGTGTGCTCTGCGGGTGCGATGCAATGGCGTTGGTGGAGGTATGAGACAACAAACAAAAGCCCTCCTGGGTGGAGGGCTCAGACTAGGCGGATATTTCAGGCCATTCAATATCCGGGGCTGTAGTTAAATCGAGCCTGCGCAGCTTTGAACGATACTCACGTAGCGCAGAGAGTTCGGACAGTTCATCATCCGTAATATCGTCATCATCTTGCGCGTCTAAAAGGTGATTAATTTTTGCTGTAGCTGATGCCATCAGCTTGTCCCGTTCATCTGCTGCAATGGCTGAATAGTCTATCAGTGCGGGTGTCAGAACCGGATTACCCTTTGCATCTGCTGAAATTAAATTCCCCTCGGACTGACCAGCCATTAAACGTCGGTGTTGTTCATCTGTAATCTTCACCCCTTTTTCTGGCCAAATCCCTGATTTTTTATATTCGCTCATGAGCGCCAGCGCATAAAATGCGTTCGTGGAAGCATCATAAATATATGAGTAATTACCAGTCATTTAGTACCCCGTTGCAATCCAGTTCAGACCGAATGTCGACGATGAACCGCGCACAGTAAATCCATGGGTATCGGTCGCCGTCATTGAAATTGCCAGTGTCCCCGTACCGGTATCATTTCCCACAACCGCAGTGCAGACATTCGGGAATGCCGCCGGAAAATTGATACGCTGACCACTGGAAAAACCACCAGACCCCCACTGTGTAATCAATCCGGTGGCATTATCCCTATGCCAGCCATTAATCCCTAAACCCGCTGTTGGTAACATCCCTGTTGTCGCGAGGAATATCCCTGAATTATCGTCATGGAGCATGAAGGGCTTTGTTTTGTCATTCTGATATACGCCGACTTCTTTGATATACTGACGCCCTGGCTTACCAGACAGAGCGACGGAAACATCTGCCTTTGTTGGAAAGTTATTGGATGTCCACGAGGTGAGGTTGTTCCTGATTTGTGAGTCAAGTTGTTCAAGATACAGACTCAGCCAGTTTGCACCGTTTCCCGTACTCCATTTATCCCCGTATACATCACCGTTTTTATACAGATTTGCGCTACCGGCATAAACATATTCACTTGCCGCGATAATACCTAGCCGGGTGCTGATATACGCCCGAATAACATCATCACTGGCGTTTTGAAAACCAATACCATTCCATGATTTAATTGTCAGATTATTACCGTCAAATCCCGCACCGTCTGCATTACCCGCTACAACTCCCCCTGTACCGTCTCCTACAGTAACGGAGTTCTTTCCGCGCACATTTGGAGCGGAAATATTACTCGTAAAGGCTGCACCTTCCAGCATTGCCACATGCCGCCACGAAGTAATACCCTCCCCGGTGCCATGACCAAACAACACGTTATTTCCGCTGATTGCCAATACATCCACAATGGATTGCGGACTTGCGACCTCAGTAAGACTGATAATTTGCCAGAAACTGTCCTGGTCTGGCGCATCTGGTGACTTGTGAGCGCGCATAAACTGACAGCCTGTAGCCGCCCGAGCGCCGATAGAGACCCGATCAGCAGCGTCACTGACAAAAGTTCCGGCAAGGAACCGACCATCGCCTTTTAAAATTGCGTTACCTAAGCCGATATTTTCAACAAAAAGAGGTTTATCAGGAATGTCAGCTCCGTTCCTTTCTTTCGCGAGTCGCGCGCTGGCATTGTCCATTGCGATTTTCACCGCTTTGGGTGTTGCTGCGACGCTCTCAGACGCGCTGTCGGTCGCGCTACTGAGCTGGACGATACCCTTTTGCGCCGTGGTTGCGTCCTGAGCCGTGTATTTACCGTTAGCAAGGTCATACGCCGCCTTGACCGCTTTCGGCGTCGCTGCGACGCTCTCAGACGCGCTGTCGGTCGCACTGCTGAGCTGTGTGAAACCCTTTGCGGTGAGCGTGGCGTCAGGATGACGGCGGGACTGCTCATGCTCCGCGAGCTTATCATCGACATAGTCCTGCGTCGCCATCACCGTTGAGGTGTCAATGGTCAGCTCGACTGACTCGATGTCGCTCACCATGATGACCATGCGCACGGTCTGCGCGCGGCCTGACCCTTCCTCAAGTTTCGGCTTATAGCTTTCCGCCATGTTGCCGACGGCAATCAGCGTGCCGGTGTCGTCATAGAGACCCATTTCGCGCATCCAGAAACCTCCTGTTTCAGGCGGGATAAGCAGCTCCGCGACCACATAATTTTGATGCTTGTTGTCCTGGCTGATTTTATTCAGCGTATGGCGCCAGACCTCATTGACAAGCTTTGTCTGACCGGCATCAGGCACGGGCAATGTGCCGCCGCCGTCGCCGATAGCCATCGCCGTAAAATTCACTTTTTTCCCGTTCGGGACGGTCGCTGCAGCAAGCTTAATCGCACCGGCTTTGGTGATGACCGTTTTATATTTTACTGTCATGGTGTTCTCACTTATCCGGGTAAACCGTGATGATGTCGCCGTCATACGTCAGCGCGCCGGTGTAGAGATAGCCCGGCACATCCTGAATAATGTTGAGGCCAATAAGATGGCGGCTGGCTGGCTTTGCATCCGCAATGAGCCGCTCCATCTCGTAATACATTTCCTCGGTGATGCCGGTCTCCAGCACACCGATATCGAGGCGAAACGTGCCGGGCGGGTCATTCGTTTCCCACCACTCAGACACGTTAATCAGATAGCCGAGCGGCTCCACCACGCGGCGCACCGCCCCAATCGTCCCTTTGTGCGCATGGATAAACCACGCCGCGCGGATCACATCGCGCTTTGTGGCCTCCGGCCAGTTCTCATCCCAGCGGTCAACGGAAAACGCCCACGCCAGCCACGGCAGCAGATTTGCCGGGCAGTCGTCAGAGCTCCAGAGGCGACGCAGCGGGACGGGGGTATTTTCAATTTCTGCGCAGGCGCGCGCCGCCGCCATCTCAAGCGGTGACGAGCCCACCGGCAGCAGGCGGGTATCATTCATCGTTGCCCCCTATGGTGACGCTGTAGTCGCTGCACCATGACGCCTGAGTCTCATCGAGCACGATGTCGGCCACCGGTTCGGCCAGCTCGACGCGCTGCACGCCCTCGACGTGGAGCGCGGCATAAATTGCCGATTTGCGGATATCGCGCCCGAGCCGGTGCTGCGCGGTGATATACGCCTGCAGCTTTGCTTTTGCTGCACTGAGCACCGGCTCGCTTTCGGGGCCTGGGTAAAGGTAAAGCGTTGCGGTGATTTTATAGTCGATGATGCTCGCCGACTGCACGGTCACGCGGTCAGCGACCGGCCTGACGTCCTCATCGTTAAGCGCTTTGCGCACGATAGCGAGCAGCTCGTCAGACGCCACGCCGTTATTTTCGCGGGACAGCACCGTAACCGTGACGCACGCAGGCTCCGGGCTTATTACCGAAATATCGGCGACCCGCCCGTCAGCGCTGCGACCATGAAACTGATAGGAGCCGGTAGAGCCTGCGGTACTCAGTCCCTCAAAAGCCTGTTGAATGCGCAGACGGTAGTCGGTGTCCGACTCCATCACGGCAGGTGTCGGCGGTAACGTCGTATCGTCTGCAGGGGTGATGACGAGGCGCTCGACGTTGTAATTTCCCCCTAACTGGTCAAGGTCTGCGCCGGTGGCGTAAGCCAGCATGACCGCGCGCGCGGCCTCGTTGACGCGCTGTCGCCAGATGACTTCCCGGTAAGCGTTTTCCTGCAGCAGCTTCACCAGCGGCTCAGACTCCAGCGACAGTGTGCGCGCGATAGCTTCCTGCTGGTCTTCCGGGTACAACGAGACGAGCGTCGCCTTTCGTTCGCTCAGGATGGTTTCATAGTCCAGCACCTCCACGACGTCAGGCGCGGCGAGCTGGTTAAGGTCAACAATTGCCATAGCTTTTAACTCAGTGGAATGGTGAGGGAAAAAGGCTGGCCGCCGGTGGAGCGCGTGCCGGTGATGTCGACATACAGCCCGCCGTCGGTGTCCGACCGTTCAAAGGTGATAGTTGTCAGGCTGACGCGCGGCTCCCACTTCTGGATCGCGGAATAGCACGCGGCCATAATCTGCAGGCGCAGCGCCGGGGTCTGCGGCTGGTCAATCATCTGAGACAGAAGCGAGCCGTATTCGCGACGCATGACGCGCGAGCCCACCGGCGTGACCAGAATGTCGCGCACGCTTTGCCGGATATGCTCGACCTCAGAAATACTGAGCCCGGTCTGGCTGTTCATACCGAGATAACGCACCGTCATTGTGTCCCCACCGTTCTGTCGTCACCACGTTTCACGCCGCCGTGGTCGTGGTCATCTACCTGCACACCGTTTGAGGTGAATTTCCCGCCGGTGTGCTCAATGTTGCCGGTCATCTTCCCGCCCTGTTTCACTTCGAGCGTTCCGGTCGTCAGCTTGTTGGTGCAAACCACCTCCGGCGTATCGAGCGTTATGCGGGTCGAGGCTGTCACCAGCACCACCGGCACGGTGGCCGTAATGCAGTCCGATGCGGTAACGTCGGCGGTTTTGATACCTGACACGGTGAGCGCGCCGCTTTCAGGCTCGTACTCGATGACTGCGCCATCAGGAAAGGACACATGGAGCGCATCAGGTGAGGCTGACGGCGCGGGATGGTCATCAGAGAAAATGCCCGGCAGAACAAAAGCGGTATCGAGCTCGCCACCGATGGCAAGCAAAAGCACCTGCTCGCCAACGGACGGAGCCCACCATACGCGTGAGCGACCGGCGCGACAGGTAAGCCAGTTCAGCCAGGTGGTTTGCATGCCGCCGGTCTGGACACGACACAGCCCCTCGTCGTGGTCGACGTCGGTCACGATGCCGGTGCGGATAAGGTTGCGGATCGCGCGTGCGATTTCCTGCAGAGAATTTAGATTATTCATGGGGAAAGGATGCCGCCGGGCGAGGCCAGCGGCAATCAAGTGAGGTTTGACCAAGGCTGAAACAACGAAGCATTGCTTCCAGCTTATAATCTAACCCCCGTTAATAAATTAGAAATTGCCTCAACATTTCTATGTGTGCATAATCATATAATTAACTTTAGATCATCAAGTCGTCATGTTAACCAAGGAAACGCATATGCTGGTTAAATATTATGGACTAACAACAAACTCTGAATCTGAAAGTTTACTGCCACGATACAACTTTCTTTCGAATGGTTTATTTAGAATGACTCAGCCAAAATTTCTTAACGACATGGGTAGCGAGTCAAGATTACTCCCATATTTCAATGAATTCTCACCTGCCGATTATGAATGGGCAAAGAGAGAGCTTTCTAAACGGCAAATAAAAACCTCACCTTATACACCTTCAAAAGAAGAATTAGAGATTTTTTTAAAACCCATTGGAATTAGATATGGCGACACTTTCCCTCATATGTTACATCATGAGGGATTCAAAACAATGGAGGACTTTGATCAAGAGCAATTAAATAAAATAGCAAAATTAATAAATGATTATTTGGTGGAAACCATAAGTTGTAAGTTAGGAGTGTTTTCATTATGTAAATCTGACACAAATGAAAATATGTGGACTTATTATGCCCATAATGGTGCAGGGCTAGCATTGAGATTCAAAAGTGAGCATTATTTTTTCAAAGTCTATCCTCCCAAAGAAGTAAGCTACACCCCTGAAAGGAGAGCATCCCTTACTTATTTCAAAGGCATGATTAGGCTGAATGGCTATCCTTTGAATAATTTTAAAACAAATAATTTCACATCACCTCTAGAGGTTATAAACTCACTTCAAAATAATAGCATTGATATCGCTGACTTTGCGGAGAAGATTTTATATTCGAAAGCTGAAAACTGGGCTATTGAAGATGAGTCGAGAATCATTTGCCCTCTTAGTCATTGCGAGCAGACCAGTGGTGAAACCGTGACGCCAAACATTGAAATTGAAACTCCTCCCGACATGCTTGACTATCATAACGAGTACTCGGAGGTTAATTTAAAGAAAATACCCTTCGATGCATTTGACTCATTAATCTTTGGTTATAATACAAAGCAAGAACATATCTCACATATAATCGCTGAGGCCAATAAAAATAAAGAGCTCTCACACCTCAAGTTTCAAATAGCAAAGCACGATATCTTTGGGAAAATCCAGATACATGACTTAGTAGTTTAATGTCAGCTATTTCCCCAGAGGTTGAACACAGCCAACCTCTGGAAGGTAGGGGTAAATTCTAATTCTTATCTTAAACAATCAATGCACAATCGCTCAATAATATATTTCTCGTTTTGACCAAATCCAAGTAACTGGCGCTCTGCGTACTGCACGTCCTGAGCGTGCGCGTTTGGCCGGTCTTTGAGGCCGTACTGATGGACACGCGCGATACGCTGCACTTTGCCGGTAAACTCCACCACCGCGCTGTTTTCACGGCCACTGGCTTTCATGTACCGGCTTGTGCGGAGCTTCTGGAACATCGCCCGTTTAATCCGCCCGGTCTTAGTCCTGAGAGGCTGACGCTTTCGCGCCTGATACGGTGAGCCGTCCGGGGCTTTTTGCTGTTTGATACGTTGCTGTTGCGACTTGCGCAGTTCCTTCGCAATCTCAGCGGCCAGCTTCCTGCGCGCTGCCGGTGACAGGGCAGCAATCAGACCATTGAGCCTGTCGTCAAAGGGCTTAAATTCACTCATCCCATTTGCTCACCAGTTCGCCGTTGATGTAGAGCTCTGTTGGCCGGGTGACGGACTCCGGCAGCGGCGGCTCAGGGGCATAGCTCACGTGCAGCGCGCCGTTTTCCTCCTTGATAAGGGTGCGCTCGGTGAGCTGCAGGCTGATGCTGATATCAACGCTGTCCCCGTCGTTTAAATCCATCTGGAAACGGTAGCCTTTTTTTCGCCCCTCATCGAGCGTGCAGATATCCGGCTGGTTTTCCCTGAGCCACGCGGCCACCGGCACGAATATCAAATCGGGGTCGCCGACAAAGTCACACACGATCACATTCAGCGTGTAAATCTTCTCGTGCGACAACGAGGCCGCGAGCCGCGCGTCGATATTCCCCTCATCGGCAAAGATACGCATCATTTCGGGGTTCGTTGCTAACTGCGGGACGGCTTTAATCAGCGCTTCGCGCAGGCTGCGTGCTTTTTTCATCGAGTTTATCCTGACAGTCTTTGACGGTTTCAACCTGCAGCGCGCAGGCGGCGAGCGCGTGCTCAAGCCTGCGTATATCGGCGCTCAGGTCGCCATTAGTGGCCGGTTCGCTTCCCGGCATCGGGCAATAGCTCACCTTCGGGCAGGCGCTGTAAACAATGACCGGCGGAGGCGCAGCCCTCTCGGGTGTGCAGCCTGCGCACAACATCAGGCAGCTCAGTGCTATACCAGCGACGCAAGGTTTCATTCTCATTTATCAGCCTCGTAATGGTTTGTTCACGCCGCACGGCCATCGTACCGGCGGCCAGCAGTTCGCCGCGTAAACTGACCTGCGCGGTTTCGTTTGTCCTGGCGATTCGTCTCGATACGGAAAGCTGATTTTCCAGCATCCCGATCACGTTTTTTTGTTCCGTCGCGACCTTATTCGCCCGTTCAAAAGAGCGCGTCAGGTTGCCGTTTTCATGACGCAGCCAGAGCACAACCGCCATCAGCGCGGCCAGTAAAAACAACATCACTTTCATTGAATCCCCCTGAGGCAGTAAGCACGCTCGCGCGCGCGGCGGTTTTCCAGCCCTTTGTTAATTTCACCATTCACGTAAACCCAGCGGGGGAGCTGGTCGCACACCTGCCACCATTGATGACGCTTGATATAGGCGACCATCGTCGACCGGCAGGCCGCGCCGGTTCCCACGTTGAATGAGAAGCTGACCAGCGCGTCGTAAACGTGCTGCGGCATTTTCACCGGCACGCAGACCGCGAGACGCTTCTCGACGTTCAGCACATCCGCGACCAGATTCGCCGCCGCCTGCCGCTCGGTGATTTCCCCTTTCGGCACGACGCCTGCAGTGTGGCCGATGCCTGACGTCCACACTCCCGCGCTGCACTGGTAAGGCGTCAGGCGACAGCCTTCGAGGTCGGCAATCAGCGCCAGCCCCTCTGGCGAGGTGTTAAGCAGACGAAATTCAGGCATCAGTGCAGCCAGCGCCAGCACGGCGGCCACACTGCATTTTTTAACGATTGATTTCACGAATAGCCCCTTTATCGAGTCCGAGCGATGTCAGATAGAGGTACGTTTTGCGCTTAAACCAGTAGTTCGTCAGCGCGGTAAAAATGGCGCATCCGCCGCCCACGTAAAGCGCCATCTTTTCGGGGGACATCGCCCCGACATACGCCAGCCCCACGGCCAGCCAGTAGGCGATAAACGTGGTGATTTTTTCCATACTCAGTCCCATAGATTCACCGTTTCGGTTCTGGCCGCGCTCTCGGTCTCGGGCAGCTCAATTGCCGTGCCGTGCGGCAGGATCACACCGAGCTCAGACAGGCCGGGATTTGCCTCTAAGACGGTTTCGACCACGCCCTCAGTGCGTCCGTAATACCGGGCGCAAATTGCGTCGAGGGTGTCGCCCTGCAGCGCATACGCTTTCATCAGATTTGCCCCACAATACAGCGCGCTTTGTCCTGGATACGCGCCACAGACCAGCGCATGTCCCGCCACATTTCATCAATCGTGCTGTCGATGCTGTCGGCCTTTTTGTCGCCTTTGGCGGTCGCATCCACGCCGCGAAAACGCTCATAAAGCGTGGCCGTCGTCATCGAGCACACGGCGTTGAAGTAGTGGAAAACGCGCACGCTTTCGCCGTCGAGCTTGTCGGTCGGGACATCTGCCAGCGTGGCGTAACCGGCATTGAGCTGACGCTCGCGCCACTCGACCAGCTCCGCGTTAGTCTCCGCGATGGCGGTCTTGATCGCCCGGCGCAGGCGAACAGGGGAAACGGTCTGCTCTAAGCGCATTTCCTCGCGCACACGCTTCGGGTCAACGTCAGGAAAAAACGGGGTGTTTTTGATTACCGGCTCGCTCACGCCCGGCGGCGGTATAACCACGCCCGGCACATCCTGCGGCTCTTTTTTTGGCTCAATAATCAGTGTCGTCATGACAACCTCGGGTAATGGGTGGGCGGTGGACGCCGGTCGCAGTCAGGGCAATTGATACCCGCATTGACCGGCGTGCCGCCCGGCTCGGGGAGCGCTCGTTTAACCTGCGGCTTTTGCCGCCTTTGGTGGACGCCCGCGCCGTGCCGCTGGTTTGGCGGCAGGTTTGCGCGTGCGCGGTTTAGTCGTTTTCGGTACCGGTTCAGGCTTTGGCCTGAGCTGACGCTCTAACTGCTCAATGTCTTTTCGCACGCCGATAGTGCTTTCTAACTGGATCGCACGCTGCAGGTGCGCCAGTGCCTCGGGCAGTTGCTTCGCATCACGCAGCACGTAGCCGGTGATTTTGTGCAGCTTAGCGCGCACGATATCGGGCATATCCGCGTGCTCGGTCAGCGCGAGGGTGTCGAGCAGGTTTTCGAGCCCGACAGGCTGTTTAGCAGCAAGCAGGCGCTGCGCAGCCAGTGCCACCTCTTCGGCCAGCAGGTAAGGCGTCGGACGTCGCCCAGTCGGCATGGTCAGGCCGTAGGTCATGGCATAACGGGCAATCTCCAGCGCCCCGGCGATATCGTCAGCATCGAGACGCCACAGCATGACGGTCATGACAATGTCATCCTGCGCACCCTTGCCGTTTGCGAGGACGCCAGCCACCCACGGCAGATAGAACGGCAGGAGCTCGCGCTTTTTGTCTGCCTTGCGCTCGTTGGAACGGATTTGTTTTAGCGTGCGGTTGTCTGCGGCCAGCTTAACGAGCATCTGCTCATAGGCAGTTGCATTACGCAGCGGGACAGCAGCCCGCTGCGCAGTTTCAGAGGCCGAGACCCGCATCATGTGACGCGCTGCGGGACTCGTCATGGCTTACTCTCCGCTTTCCGGTGCTGCAGGTGCGGTGAAGTCACCGAGCTTGATGTTTTCAATCAGGCAACCGGCGGCGTAAGCCTCGACCACATAGTCAACATTCATGGACTCGTAGTTTTCGACGCGGTCTTTCTTCGGGTTTTCGATGATGCTGCGACGATGCGCGTCATCCATGAAGTAGACAGACAGGTTGTCGAGACGCGTCACCATCAGGGCATTAGCCGGGAAATACGGCACGCGCACGGCAGGGAGGTTGCCGATTCGCTTCTGGCTGATGATGATGTCAGCCGCCAGCGACTCGGTGTTTTCCTGCTCTTTGTTGACGATAGGGAAATATTTATCCGCCATCAGCTTACGCCCGGTGATGACAACCAGCTCCGGGTCATCCTGATAAATCTCGTCAATGAGATTGCCGGTGGCATCCATGACCAGCGCGTCGAGGTTCGCATAGTCGCCGTTTTTACCCACGCGGATCACATCGGAAATGACCTTGCCGTCCTCGTCGGTGATTCTGGACATCACGCGCGCGGGTGCTTCATTGCGGTACTTCTGCAGCCAGCCGGTCGCCACGTCCTGCAGCATCGGATTTTTTTTACGGTCGGACGTCTCCGCACGCTCGATACCGTTAAAACCGGCCATGATGAAATCGAGGGACTGACGTTTGATGATGGCGTCACGGATACGGGTCTGGAAGTCCTGGAATCGCGCCCACAGGTCGAGCTGTTTGTAGCGGATATGGAAGTCAAAGTTAATCTGGTCGCACTCGTATTTGAATGACTCCAGCGCCGTGAAATCAGCTGTTTTACGCTCATCATCACCGGCGGTGTCGGCAGTGCTCGCAATCGTGCCGTTTACACCCACCCCGACTTTTTCGCCTTTCAGCTCGTCGACCGGGACGATGTTGATTTTGGTCAGAAACGCGGATGACATCTGCAGGGTCGTCATCAGGGTTTGCGTGACCGACGGTTCGACGGTGAATTTCTTATCCACGTCATCGGTGGAAATACCGTTCAGCTCCGCGACGCGGGACAGGTAGGCATTAAATTTGAAGCGGGTATCTTTACGCATGGTTTTTCCTGTTCGGGTAATAGGTATCTGTCCGGGCAACGCGCCCGGCGTGTTATCAGCAGTTGGTCAGCAGCTCGTCGCCCGTACCGCCTTTTGAAAGCTCGCGGCGCGGCTGGCGCTGGCTTTCGGTGCTGTCGAGGGAGCTTTTCAGGGAGGTAAACGCCTGCGCGTTTTCATCAACTTTGCTGGTCACGTCCTGCTTAAACTTCGCAAAAGCGGTCTCCAGCTCGGTGACGCGCTGGTCGGTGGCGGTGAGATTGGTTTGCACCTGCTCGGTGACGGTGGTCACCGCCTCATGCACATCGGCGAGACGTGCGTCATCGCTGACCTGCTTGCGGCTGAAAATGGCTTTGACCTTGTCGGTCAGGCTGTTGAGCATGGTGTCGGGAACGTCCTCAAACTCCAGCTCAGCCAGTGAGGCCACAGAGAAAACGTCGTCCGGCTGGTCTTTTTTACCGGCGAGCGGGTTCTGCGTGGCGCGGCTGCAGAATTCGAGGTATTCCGTGCCGAGGCTTGCCGGGTCATCTGTGACGGCAAGCCCGATGAGGTAGCACTTGCCGCTGTTTGAGAAGTTCGGGCGGATCTCCATTGAGGTATAAACCTTCTGCCCGGCACGCACCATGCTGACCAGCTCATCGAGCGGGGCAACTTTGGCAAACAGCGCCTTTTTGCCGTTGAGGACAGAGTCATCGCTGATAATCTCCGCCTTGAGCTCGGTTACATCGCCATAGCGTTTAAAGGGGCTGTCAGGCAACAGGCTTTTGATATGTTCGAGGTTAATGCGGCAGCCGTAGACGCGCGGGTCGAACGTGTCGGCCATATCCTGAATATCATCGCCGCTGATGACGCGGCCATCGCAGGTGTCACCCTCGACGCCGATGCGAAACCATTTAGAAACTTTTTTTGCCATTGTTCAGGTGTCCTGATGTTGGGTTTTCTGGTCGGGGTTAGTTTCCCGACTCCGCCCCGCATCAGCCACCGATTGAGCTCCTGTTAGCGCTGACACAACAGGCACTTAGCGCTAACAGCGCCCCATTTCCTTAGCCTTGCCACGTGACACCAAAACGAGGCAAGCATGACTATTTCAACTGACCTTTCACTGTTAAATGACCCGCGACGACAGGCGCGGCTGTTGTACTGGCAGGGGTTCGCCGTCCCGCAAATCTGCGACATGCTGCAGCTCAAGCGCCCGACCGTGCAGAGCTGGAAGCAGCGTGACGGATGGGAGGAAACTGCGCCGATTAATCGTGTGGAATCGACGTTAGAGGCGCGACTCATCCAGCTTTACGCAAAGCCAGACCTGACGCCGCATGACTTCAAAGTCGCTGACTTTCTGTCGCGACAGATGGAGCGCCTCGCGCGCGTGAACCGCTACGGCCAGACCGGAAACGAGGTGGACTTAAACCCCAATATTGCCAGCCGCAACAAAGGGGATCGCAAAAAGCCGAAACGCAACTATTTCAGCGAGGAGGCCATAGAGAAGCTGGAAGAGATTTTCTTCGACCAGTCGTTTGAGTATCAGCTCAACTGGCATAAGGCCGGTTTAGAGCACCGCATCCGCCACATCCTGAAATCGCGCCAGATTGGCGCGACGTTCTACTTTGCGCGTGAGTCACTCCTGCGCGCGCTCAAGACCGGACAAAACCAGATATTTTTATCGGCGAGCAAAACACAGGCATATGTGTTCCGTAAGTACATCATCGCCTTTGCCCGTCTGGTCGACGTCGACCTGTCAGGCGACCCGATTGTCATCGGCAATAACGGCGCAGAGCTGATTTTTCTCGGTACCAATTCCAACACCGCGCAGAGCCACAACGGCGACCTGTACGTCGACGAAATTTTCTGGATACCCAATTTCCAGCGCCTGCGCAAAGTGGCCTCGGGTATGGCGTCGCAGTCGCACCTGCGTACCACCTATTTTTCGACGCCGTCCACGCTGGCGCACGGTGCTTACCCGTTCTGGTCTGGCGAGCTGTTTAACCGTGGCCGCAGCAACCGCGACGAACGTGTCGACATTGATATCAGTCATCAGGCGCTTGCCGGGGGGATGTTATGCGGGGACGGCCAGTGGCGGCAGATTGTCACCATTGAGGACGCGCTGGCCGGTGGCTGCACCCTGTTTAACCTCGACCAGCTCAAACAGGAAAACAGCGCTGATGACTTCCGCAACCTGTTTATGTGCGAGTTCGTCGACGATAAGGCGTCGGTATTCCCGTTCGAGGAGCTGCAGCGCTGCATGGTCGATGCGATGGAAGAATGGGAAGACTTCGAGCCGTTCGCCGACCGTCCGTTTAACTGGCGTCCTGTGTGGATTGGCTATGACCCGTCCCATACCGGGGACAGCGCCGGGTGCGCGGTACTGGCTCCGCCGCTGGTTGCCGGTGGCAAGTTCCGCATCCTTGAACGCCACCAGTGGAAAGGCATGGACTTTGCCGCGCAGGCCGAGGCCATCCGGGCGCTGACAGAAAAATACACCGTCGACTATATCGGCATTGATGCGACCGGCATCGGCCAGGGTGTTTACCAGCTCGTGCGCTCATTCTTCCCGGCGGCGCGTGCCATCCGCTACACGCCGGAAATGAAAACCGCAATGGTGCTGAAAGCAAAAGACACCATCCGACGCGGGTGTCTGGAATATGACGCCGGGGCGACCGACATCACTCAGTCATTTATGGCTATCCGCAAAACCATGACCAGCAGTGGCCGCAGCGCCACCTATGAAGCCAGCCGCAGTGAGGAGGCCAGCTACGCGGATATCGCGTGGGCGACCATGCACGCGCTGTTAAACGAGCCGCTTTCCGCCGGTAGCGGTATGCAGTCAACCTCCATTCTGGATATTAACTAAGATGAAAAAACGCCAAAAGAAACAGCCAAAACAGACAGCAACCATGACCGCCAGCGCATCACATAAAATGGAGGCGTTCACCTTTGGTGAACCGTCGCCCGTTCTGGATCGCCGCGACATCCTCGACTATGTCGAATGCATCAACAACGGCAAATGGTACGAGCCACCGGTCAACTTTTCGGGGCTGGCGAAAAGCCTGCGCGCCGCAGTACATCACAGCTCCCCGATTTACGTTAAGCGCAACATCCTGACGAGCACCTACATTCCGCACCCGCTGCTGTCACGTCAGGACTTCAGCCGCCTTGTGCTCGATTTTCTGGTGTTTGCCAACGGCTATCTTGAAAAGCGCATGAGCGTGACCGGCCAGTTATTTAAACTGGAAACCTCCCCGGCCAAATACACCCGCCGGGGCGTCGAGGATGACGTTTACTGGTACGTGTCGAGCTTTACCAATCCGCATCAGTTCGCCCCCGGCTCGGTGTTCCATTTGCTTGAGCCCGATATCAATCAGGAGCTCTACGGAATGCCGGAATACCTGAGCGCGCTCAATTCCGCCTGGCTGAATGAATCCGCCACGCTGTTTCGTCGTAAGTATTACCAGAACGGCGCGCACGCGGGTTACATCATGTACGTGACCGACGCCGCACAAAGCAGCACCGACGTCGAGGCGCTGCGCTCCGCGATGCGCGACTCGAAAGGGCTCGGGAATTTTAAAAACCTGTTTTTCTACGCCCCGAACGGGAAACCGGATGGCATTAAGATCGTGCCGCTGAGTGAAGTCGCCACAAAGGATGATTTTTTTAACATCAAAAAGGTGAGCGCCGCTGACCTGCTCGACGCGCACCGCGTGCCGTTTCAGCTCATGGGCGGCAAGCCTGAAAATATCGGCTCGATGGGTGATATCGAGAAGGTGGCGCGGGTGTTTGTGCGTAACGAACTGACGCCGCTGCAGGAGCGTTTCAAGGAAATTAACGATTGGTTAGGAATGGAGGTGATCCGCTTTAAGGATTACAGCATCGAGACAGAATAAACCCTGCCCAAAATGCCGCCTCCGGGCGGCATACCCTCAGAGCCAGCCAGATGCCGCACACGCGACGCAACCGCACCAACATCACAACTATCGACCGCACACCTCAGCGCGCCACCACAACGCGCACAGACGCGTAAAATAAATCCTGTCACCACGGCTGGCGCGCAGTGCTATCCCCGCCTCGCCTGCGCGCTTAACGGGGCGCTTTTAATGCAGGTGCATCAGGAGACCTGAGCCGCGCCAGCGCTGGCGCTGGCTGGCAAACGCTGGACTAAAAAACGAATGCAAACTCATGCACCTGATGCATGCGCCACTAAAAAAGCGAATAATTCGGATCAAACTCCTCGCTTTTTGCCTCAACTTTTTTCATGGATGCAATAAAACTCATCCCATCATTCAGCGACACCGGTCGCTCGTACTCAATCATAAAAACGCCATCATAAGTGCGCCCTAACCAGTACCCGCCGCCGCACTCTTTAGGCCGCTGAAAGAAAACCCACCCTCCGGGGCGGTAAAACTCTAAGGTCTTGCCCCTATAGACCACCTGAAAATCTAAGTCATGACCCGCCATAATCCCCTCCATAAAAAAAAAACACTGTATGCACATACAGTATTTTTAGCAGGTATTCGGGCAAAATGCTAACGCCTCGCCGGGCTCGTTGTTCAACCCCGCCAGCACTGAAAACGAGTTTCAGCACCAGCGGCGTTTGTTAATGCAGCCAGCTATCGTCCTCCCAGACCTGCTGCATGATTTCCATTACTCGTTTTTTATCTTCGTCCAGTTTCAAACCGCTTAACTCAACACCATTTGCTGAACCCTTGCGAATGCGGATAGCAGTCTTTGGATAAATAGGTTGAAGATTGCGGTACAGCTCAGCCTCAAGTGCATCCAACGTCGCTTGGCTAATTTTTTGCTCTTTATCCAGCGTGATATTTATTCTCATAATCTATTCAGCCTTATAAAAAATATCATCTTCGGTTTCGTTATTTTCGCTGTTTGCAAGGTCTGCAATGAGAGTGAGTGCAAGCTTTAAATCTGTTGGTTTGCAGTTTGCAATCAGAGATACCTCGGCAATAAATTGCACACAAGCCCACTTTTGCTGCGTTCGGCTGAAATGTTCGCCAACCATGAAATCCCTCCCATAGGGTTACTGTATATTTATACAGTATCACGTATTGGCAAATGATGGGAAGAAAAAAAATGAAACGTAATAGCATCGTATGTGCATGATATGGATGGATATTAACTATCATTTTTCGCACCCGCCCCGGCTAAAGCTGCAACGCGGCTTAGAATTTGCCTGGCTTTAGCCTGATGCGATGGCGCTGCGGAGAATACCTCTCCATTGGTCGTTCCGCGCAACCATTTACCGTTAAAGCAACTCTTACCGCCTGCCATCAGATGCAGGGCTTCACCCCGGCTGATATTGATGCCGGTTGTCTGGTGTATCTCGTCGATAGTTTTCGCTACAGCTGCGTTTTGCTCATCCGTTCCGTGGATGAATTTTCGCCGCATTGCTGGCTTTTGCTTCCTGAGTCGATTGGTCAGCTCTCGCCTTTCGCGACGACTTAGCGGTTTTGTTAAATCCAGTATCGGTGGATCGCTTTCGCTTCCCGTACAGTTATTGACAGAACTCCGAGAGGGCGCAGGAGCGCCCTTAACGTCAACGGCCAAATCAACGGCACGCTTCGGCACAATTTTCCACTGCGTTAGCCGGGTTAAAATCGGAGTGCCTGCGCCGACGGTGGAATCGTACACGCCACGGATGCAGACGGTTTCCTCGCCATACTGGTTAAACTCGGTGCGAGGCTCATATAACGTGCGCACCTGTAAATCATCGCGACGAACAAACGGACCACCCTGAGCATTGACATAACCAGCCCAATCACCGGCGTCGGCGGCATCATGGACGGCGGCAAACTCAACGCTCAGACCGTGTGCGGTTTCTGAGTCTGCGAGACGACGCAACTCACGATAGACCGTCACCGGCGCACCGCCGATAAACTGAAACTGACGGATGTGCCAGCGCGCCGCCCATGCTGAAACGGCGGGTGCTGTCTCTTTCAGCAGCTCACCGCTTTCGTCATCGGTTTCACCATCGAGAGCATAACCGTCGATATTTTTCGAAATGTATTTAGCAACATAGCCGGTAGCGCTGCCCTTTTCCGGGTTGATGGCTTCGGCATGAAAGCGCGCCTTTTTGGCTTTGTCGCTTCTCAATTCGTGGTGGTCTTCACCCCAAGCATAATCACGAATGATGAGCCGCACGCGCTCAACGTCTTCCGGCAGCATAAACATAAGCATGTGCCAGTGAGGAGTCCCGTCGTGATGAGGTTCAGCAACACGGATGCCGAAAATGCGGATTTCTTCCCGGTGCAGTTTGGCGCGAATGCGCGCCCAAAGTCTGGTGAGATAACTTTGAGTGTCCGACGGGCTGGCTCCGTTCCATTTGCTGTTACGGTAGCCTGCTTTAGTGGTGGCGTGATATTTAGACGGCGCGGTCAGGGTGTAAAACTCCCCGACATAACCGAGCTCATTGCAGATATTTTCAAACCCACGGATGCGGGTCATCAGCTCGCAGCGGCGTATCGCAGGGTTAGCGACAGAACCGTCGTATTTTTCAATCAAACTGATGCGGTTGCCGTCTTCGTCTTCAAGATCCAGCCCCTTGAGAAATTCACGCGTGCGGCGCTTTTGCTCACGCCAATCGGTCACGCAGTTTTTACTCGCGTAGGCGTGTCGTTTCTTGCTGACGTTGCCGACTGCAATTTGCAGATGTTCACGCCATGCAGCCGCAATGCGACGCAGACGGCCACGCCACCATGTTTCGGTAAACATACGGATTACTGCTGGCGCAATATCATTTTTATCGAAAACTTTATTAATCACTCGCTCCCACTTGGGAGGAGTTACATTAAATTGCTGAGAGATAAACCCGGCGTGCATATACCAGGCATAAAGTGTTCTGAATTCACCAAAGTTAGAATCATCAATGTTAGCCAGTTCAGCGCGAATGAAATTAGCGATATCAGCGGCCAGCAGGTCAATGTCGGCACGCGACATATCCGGGAGACGGTTGAATCTGGCGACCATATTGACCATGCGTGACGCCAGATATTGCACAAGCTCAGTATCGAAATGGCCACCGAAAACAGCGGCTGACACTTTGCTGTCGATACCCGTGCACTCGTATTTTTTTGCTACCAGTTCAAGACGCGGCAATGCCTTTTTGCAAAAGCTAATTAAAAACGCATTGGCTCGTTGACTGCCCTGATTTTGCTCCAGCACCGCAGCGGTGCGGTATACATCAAAACGCACGCACTCAGGCTGCAGTGAAAGCAGATTTCGAGCATGCAGCAAAGCCGCGAACATACGATCGCGGCGATGCTGTTGGTCATAGGTAAGATACGGGCTGGCTATTGCCGACCGTGGGGCATTCCACGGATAAGCATAGTTAACACTTACCCGCATAGTTCCCCCATTTGCCTGCGCTGTATGCTTAACATCACATAGCCGGGTGCCCACTCATTGAGATCAGTTACATGAGTCACAAGCACGTATACAAAAGCGCCGGTGAAACCGACCATTTTCGGGTCATTTTCCCATGGACCATATTCGTTTAAGCAAAGTAAATCCCCGACAGCAAAATCCCGGTCTGCAAGACGAAACTCGGCTTTTTTCGTTCCATTTAGGACGGCCTGAAAATACTCAGGCCTTATTTTTAGTTGGTGTGTTTTTCTCATGCCATCCCCTTGATTGAGCGGGTGCATAATTCACCAATACGTTCTATTTCAGCGGCCATTGCATCAAGGGTTGTAATTGATGATTGCTGAATATGGTGATGAATCAACCCGGAAATAAGCTGGTTAATCTTCGGGTAATAGCCGATAGTGTCGAGCCATTCCTCACCAGCTTTTTTCCCGGATTGAGCGACTTTCTTTTCATTCAGGATGAATTGGTACTGGTCGCTGGTAATAACCCATTTGTCACCTACTTCAATTCGAATAGCCATTTAAACGCCCCTGTAGTGTTTGTGTTTGAGTTCCGAGATTTGCTGACATGTCACGCAAAATGCCACTCCCGGAATCGCGATGCGGCGAGCTTCCGGGATTGGTGCGTCACATTCTTCGCAGAGAAAACGAGAGGGCGCAGCGATGCGGCTGCGTGCGGTGTTGATATGGCGCTCGCGGTCTTCCTGCTCACGCTGTTGTGCTAAATCCATTGCGTCGGCCATTAGTGCTTATCCTCCGCAGTTACTTCAAAATCTTTGCTGTTGATGGAAATGGTGGTGATACCCTTATCGTCTGCACCTCGCATGCCGACGAAATCATCGATATAAAAGACAGCCATCCGCCCATCGCGGCGTAAAAAGGTACCGAGACGAGGTGGGCGAGAGCCGTCTTTACGAGTAATGATTACCCGCTGGTTTGGTTTTAAGTGGCTGGTTTTCATTAGTGCAGCTCCTGTGATTCATTCTCAAAGCGGGTGGCTTCACGGCGCAGCAGTTCGGCGGCTTCGGTACCACTCATCCCCTCTTTGGTGATATGGATAGCCAGCGCCTCAAGGCGGATGGAAACAGCAAGCGCGCGGTCTTTACGCTCTTCTTTTTTGGCATCGGTCAGCAGTACGGCCAGTGCATCGCTATCGGTGTGAAAGTTGCGGGTTTCGGTATTACGCATAATTGACTCTCCTGATTTCGGGCAATAAGAAGCCCGGCGGGTTTACGCCATTAAATTTCTGTTTGGATTAATTCGGCATGGTTAGCCGTTTTGGAAATAAGCTCACCACTGCACGAAAATGATTCATCGCTGTAATCAATGCTTTTTTCTCGTCAGTAGTCAGCTCACTTAATTCGAGCTCATGACGAGCCGCCGGTATTTTTGCAAGAAAGAAAATAGCGGCCAGCGCCCGAGTATTTTCTTCAAATTGTGGATCGCGTTTATCGCGCATATCATCGACAAAACGCTCAACCTCTTTCCAGCTATCACCCCAATATCTCGCACGTAATTCCGCTACGTGGTTGAGACCAGCCAGACGCGCGCCAGCCTTTAGCGGAACATTCGCAGAAATAGCTTCGATAGCCATGATTCCCCCTGTTTTTTGGTGGACAGGCCAGCCAGTAAATCAGCCTGTGAGCGGCTCGGGTGCCAGCGCTTGCCGTCCTTACCAATAATCCAGCCGTGGCCGCGGTGCATGCCGGGGCTTTGCTTAACGAGCAGAGACGCGAATGACGGTTCATTTTTCAGCATGAGCACCTCAAATCAGACCGAATGACGCGCCAATACCGCTCATGGTATCGACCACACTCGTCATTGCTGGATTGGTCTGCAGACGTGCATGCAGCGCCAGCGCTGACAAAGACAACATGCGAATACCAGAGTTAACGCTTTCAATCATGGTGTGCTTACGGGCAGGTGTCAGACGCTCATCAGAGACCGCGCCGCTCGCTAGTTCGCCTAGTTCCCGCATAGCACGCATGACGTAAGACTGTAATTTGTCTTTTGCCAGCTCGTTGACAGGTACGCATGGCAGACAGTGAATCTGCGCCAGAAAACCATCAACGAGGGTTGAGTCTTCTGTGATGTCGGTCAGCGTCCAAATCTCGCGGGGCGTTAATTGGTGCGGTTGCTCAGGGTTGAGTTTGTTATAAAGCGTGTGTGGTTTGATACCCGCCTTAATCGCCAGTTCCTTGACATTATGTGTCAGAGCAAAATTTCGACATGCATCATCGAAGTGTGAATGTGACGAAATGCGAAAATCTAACATGCTATGGCTCCTTTCAACTTGCAAAATCAAGTTACTGAAACACGGCGTAACGAGAATTTAGAGCCTGTGCGAGCAAACGAGTGCGGAAAGCGATCATGTTGATACGACCTAATCCACCTTCGCGAGTACGAGGCACAGTCAGTAATTCACCGCGCTTAACCATCTCTTTGACTGTATTCAGGCTGCATCCGTACTGCTTGGCGAACTCATCGTATGACAGGAAGTCAGGGCCGGAAGGGATTGCAATTTGAAGATTCATAGGTGACTATCTCCGGTTAAGTTGCTTTTTGATATGTTTTGGCACATTTGCAGTGTGTTGAGGCAAAGATTAATCCCGAAATCGGTATTTGTAAACCTGATTTCAGTATTTATGGTGCTTATTATGGGATGTGATGCTGGGGATGTGAAGCAAGTTATTGAAAGATTGCTTATTTCTTATGGGGTTAGGAACCGACAGGCATACTCTGAAATAACTAAGGTTCCACTTTCTACAATTAGTAATTGGGTTAAAAGTGGAAAAGTGCCGGGTGACTATCTCATCCAATGCACTTTGGACACAGGAGCTGACCTCAAATGGCTCATGGAAGGGACTGAACTTACAAATGTAAGATTTGAGCCTGGCAATTACCCTATGCAGGGAATACGACTGATGGAGGCTATGCAAAACTCAGGTGGGAAAGAGATTTTGCAACGCATCATGCAGGCTTACGGCTTCACCATGCAAAAGGAGCTTGGCGACCATCTCGGCATACCATCCGGCACGATGAGTGCTTGGGTTCGTCGTGAGCACTTCCCGGGGGATGTAGTTATCGTTTGTGCTTTAGATACGGGGGCATCGTTATATTGGCTTGCCACAGGTAACGGCGGACTGTATGAAAGTAATGTGACTGCACCCACAGAGCAAACATCGCTAATCACAATAAAAAAATATCGACTTGAAAATGGTGAATTAAAAAAATTTGGTAACTGGTTGGCTGACCCGTCAATGATTCCTGATAATCAGGATGGGCTGATGTTTGTTGAGGGTATGGGTAAATCTTGGTTGGTTGATATTTCTGTAGAAAATATTGCCAACGGCCGCTGGCTTATCAGCATTGATGGTGCCAAGGACGTTTTTAATGTGATTCGGATGCCCGGGAATAAAGTCCGGTTAACTAATGATTCTGCAGATTTTGAATGCAGTTTATCTGATATTACACCGTCAGGCAGAGTTATTTTTACACTTGAGAAACATATATAAGTGGTTTTATGATGCGATTATTATTTGCTATTGGATTACTTATTCTCTGTTCATCAGCGTCCGCTGCCGAAAAAACGCAGGCGTTAGATGGATCATCTTTTGGTGATACATGGCCTCTGACTTTCGAAAAGGCGACGGTTTCCTGTGTTAATGGTGCATACGCTTTTGTTTATGATAGCGCTACAGGTAATCGATATCCGCTTAACGGCATGGCTTCCAACGCTGTAAAATCAGGAAAAATGGAAGGTTACGATTTAGATACTGTATGGAAAGATGACCCTAATTATTCCGGTGTAAAAATGTCACTATCTCCGGTTTTAGATTCTAGCCTGAATCTCTGTAAATAAGTTAACTAAAATGGAGTTTGTAATGAAAGAAAATAAACATGTCGAGAAATTTAAGTCAAACCATCTAAATTCTGGTGAGTCTGTCATTGCATGGGCAGAAGGTTATATCGGTAAAATGATGGGGAGTGGAAAAGATACCCAGCGCAATGGCGCACTAATTGTGACAGAAACTAGAGTGGCTTTTTATCGCAAGGGATTTATTGGTGAGGTTATTGAAACTATACCTTTAAAATCTATCACTTCTATTGAAAGAAAATCGACGCTTGGTCATAGGGTTTTAAGGGTGCATACATCCCATGATGACCTTGAATTTAAAACATTCAGCAAAGATTCAGAACTCGCCCTTGTTGAAGCAATTGAGAGCGGGCGAGGGTTGAGAAGTGAAACTGTAGCACCCGAAAAAACCAAGGCGAGAAACGACCCTTTCGAACAGCTCAAAAAATTATCGGAGCTGAAAGAGGCCGGGGTGATTTCTGAAGAGGAGTTTCAGGCTAAAAAAATGAAGTTGATGGATCTAATCTAAGTATCCCACGGTATGGAGAGGATACCTTTGTTTGTTAGGCAGTCTATTAGCCACAATACTAGATGTAGATAAATAAGGGGGAGATTTGACTGTTAAAAAACTTTCATCCGGTGAGTGGCTATGTGATTTCCGTGTTAATGGACGAGAAAGCCGTCGCGTGCGTAAACGCTTCACCACGAAAGGTGAGGCAGTGGCCTATGAACAATACTACCGTGATGAAGCTTCTAATAAGCCGTGGATGTCCGAAAAAGAGGATCGCCGAAAGCTGAGTGAGTTAATCATGCTCTGGCATAACCTCCACGGGCAGGCTTTAGTCGCAAGCAAGTCACGCTTGGCTAAACTTCATATAATCTGCAATGGTCTTGGCGACCCGGTAGCCTCACAGCTTACTGCTAAAGATTGGGCTCATTATCGAGACCGCCGTCTTCGCGGTGAAATCGAGAACGGCTATCACAAAGACCCGGCAAAATGGGTAGCGAAACCTATCACCGTCAACCGTGAACATCATTATCTTGAAGCTGTTTTTAACGAGCTGAAAAGGTTAGGTGAGTGGAGTTTACCCAACCCTCTTGAAGGGGTGCGAGTATTCAAAGAAGCTGAAAAGGAAATGTCGTGGCTAACGCGTGAACAAATTCCCCAACTCCTGCAAGCATGTGAAAGATACGGTAAACCTGACCTAACAATGATAGTCAAGGTATGCCTGGCTACCGGTGCGCGCTGGGGTGAAGCTGAAAGGCTCAGCCGTTCCCAGCTATCCCCCTACAAACTCACCTTCACAAAAACGAAGGGGAAAAAGAACCGCACCGTTCCGATCCCAAAATGGCTTTATGATGAATTGAGCCAGCGGCAGGGCAGGATGTTTAAGCCCTGCTATCAGGATTTCAAAAAGATGCTTCTTCTTACCAGTATTGAGCTGACAGAAGGGCAAAAAACGCATGTGCTCCGACACACTTTTGGATCACATTTTATGATGAACGGCGGAAACATATTGGTTCTGCAAAAAATTCTCGGACACGCTAACATCCGCGAAACAATGAAATATGCGCACTTTGCCCCTGACCATCTTGAGCAGGCCGTTGAGCTGAACCCATTGAACGACATAATGTCCACAGAGTGACCACAAAGCATGGGCGAGGATGTGCTAAACAGTATCTAGGATGTGCGTAACTAATTGTTATTTATATAACTTGTTGTTTTAGAAAAGGCATGAGTAAGAGCGTCTTAACTAAGAACGCGCTTTCGCAACATCCGAAAGCTTGTAGAAAAGAAGGGGCTGGCATTACGCTGGCCCCTTTTTTTATGGGTTTGCTCCACGCCATAGACGGTTGCATGATTAGTCTGGGTCAGTGGTCTCAACGCTGAGTCAGAAACGGCCAGGCCCGTTCCTTAGTTTAGCGAGCGTTCCGCACGCCGGTGTTTAGCCTGATACATATTTCGATCGGCCAGTTCTTGTAGTTTTTCGGCAGTGGCATGTTCCCATGTCAGCGCAAAGCCAATACTCAGGGTCATCGTTATTCGCTGGCCGTTATGCAGTTCAAAAGGTCGATTAAACGCCTGGGATAGCGCTGCGCAAATACGTTGTACTTCATATTCCGAATGTACATCGTAAAGCACCATCGCAAATTCATCGCCGCCGAGTCGGTAAGTCTGATAACGGCTACCACCGAATTCCGCTAATCTTTTGGCAACCTCTATAAGTACGCGGTCGCCTGCCGCATGTCCCCAGGTATCATTAATATATTTAAAGTTATCGCCATCCAGAAATAACAATGCCGAACTGCTACGAGCGGAATTGTCCTTCATCAGCGCGTTAATACAGCTGCGAAATGCCGCGCGATTGGCAAGCCCCGTCAGCGGATCGTGCAGCGCGGTACGTAGTAACTGGGCATTTTTAGCCTGAAGCCGTAGCTGCCATTCTTCCATCTCATCCAGAAGGCTATTGAAATCCTGCGCAAACAGGTGAAATTCCGCAATACGCTCATCAGGTACCCGGCGTGAAAAATTTCGGTTAGTGCGAACGTCGTGTACAACTTCAGTAATATTTTGCAGCGCATCCACAACGCCATTGTGTAAATAACGCGTGAGCAGCAGGGCAATGCCGGATGCCAGCAGAATACATCCTGTCAGCACTGCCAGCGATAGCCAGATAAAATGACCAATAAGGCTGTCGCGGGCGACAAGCCGTACTTCGCCGATGGCCCTGCCGTTGTGCCAGACGGGTTGTGATACCGGCAATGGAAAAAGCCAGTGGCTAATTAAGCCAATGAGCTTATCGTCTGCGGCTCGCGCATCATAGCGCCATGAGGCGATAGTACGGCCATTTTTATCGCGGACCTCCGCCGCTGAAAATTGTCCCTGGCGTCCCAGTGTGGCGAGCGTTTCCGCTGCGGCCGCGTTATCGGAAAATACCAGTGCCGCTTCAAGGCTATGGGCCATTGTGGCGGCGGTCAAATCGAGATTTTTTTGCGCATACTGTTTGAGCGTAAGGACAGACGCAACGCAAATTAATAGCCAGATCAATGTCATTGTAAGCAGCACGCTGATTATACTAATCCGCCGTAGTGTGCGTTTAAATGTTGGCCTGGACAGAGAAAATTCCTTATTCAT